GAAGGCAAGAAAGAAAAGATGATGGAATACGGCAAGCCTAAAGCAAAGGCTAAGAAAAAGAAGTAAATGACCACCGCAGCAACCGTCATCGATAGGACGTTGCGTCAACTACTGTCTGGAACGGTTGAGGCTCGCAACAAACTTGTCTCAACTATCACCAGTTCTGATACAAGTGTCACTGTCACCTATGCGTTGGAAGGTCTACGTGTCGGACAGGTTTTTGAAATTGATTCAGAACTGTTCTACATTTGGGCGGCGGACACAGGCAACAAAACGTTAACGGTTCAACGCGGATACAACGGCACCACAGCAGCCGCACACACCGCAGGAGCAATCGTCACAGTCAACCCACGTTTCCCACGAGCACAATGCTTAGAAGCATTAAACGACGAACTGTCCGACCTGTCATCCCCAATGCACGGACTGTTCCAAATCAAAACAATGAACCTTGACTACAACGGTTCAGACGTAATGATTGACCTCACAGGGGTCACAGCCATCATTGACCTTATCCAAGTATCTGTGCGCTACATGACTGACGACTACCCGATAGCACGCAAGGTCCGTCTCGTACGTGACCTCCCAACAGATGACTTCTCTTCAGGTTACGCAATCCGTTTCGACCAAGGAGTATTCCCTGGCAGACTTCGCATTGTATATAAAGCACCGTACGCCACAGCCGCAACCGAATCGGTAGACGTAAACTCCACTGGCGGGATACAAGAATCCTGCACCGACATTCTTGCTATTGGAACACAAATCCGTTTAATGTCCCCACGTGAAATCAAACGCAACTTCACCGAATCACAAGGCGACACACGTCGTGCTGATGAAGTAACCGTAGGTGCGGTAGGTAACAGCATCACTAACTTGCAGCGTTTGCGACGTGACCGTATCCAAGCAGAAGCAGCACGTCTAGCAAGGTCATACCCAACATTCTTATCTAAGGATTAAACCGTGGCAGACAAACTGTATCGCTTCACGGATGCGTTCACCCCACCACCAAAGTTTTTTGCAGGTGGAACAACCACCCAACTCGTACCAGACATTTTTCCTATTGCCATTAACGGCAGACCGTTCCTTGTTGACCAGAAATCTAATCAGTTCACTAGAGGTTTCGAACCACGTGTTCGTGACTCTGTTGACCAATCAACCAGCCCAGGTGAAGCAGCCATCAACCCACAAGGATTGTGGCGTAGAGGTGAAACTTCTTGGCATTACGGTGCAGGTCAAAAGTATGCGGACACAGCCGAAGCACAGGACTACCGTTACTTCACTAGCAAAGGTATAAACCCTTGGACTAAAGGTCAGGCGACACTTCTTAACACTGTTAAGGAATCGTTGAACTCTGCGAACACTAACCTTCTGATTGCTGTTACCGATACCCGTGTGTATGTGGCTGATGGTGGAACATTGCGATATACGACAGACCCGTTTGCTACCAGCCCAACATGGACCCCTGTTACTGGTTTGCCAACAGGGACACCACGCGACATGGCTACAGATGGAACAAACATCTACCTCACTTACGCTGGGACAACTAACAGTTATGGATTATGGAAGTACACTGCCGCAGACGCAGCATCAAACGTTGCTTACGGACACCAACTTTATTACGTTGACTTCGTTAAAGGACACCTTATGGTGTCTGGAGATGCCGCAGGCGGAAACGCCACAGACCTCTACTATGACCCAACAGGCAACATCGGTGGAGATGACTACGCACATCCGATAGCAACCTGGAACTGGACAAGTTTCGCTGCTGGACAAAACGCCATCTACGTATCAGGGTACGCAGGTACACGCGGAGCAGTCTACAAAATCACAATGAAAACCGATGGCACACTAGACATACCTATTGTTGCTTTGGAACTTCCATCAGGGGAAATCCCTACAGTTGTTTACGGATATTTGGGTGCCATCATCATCGGGACAAACAAAGGTATTCGTTACGCTACTGCTGATGCCGCATCGAACTTGACTGCTGGCGCGCTTATCCCAACCACGGGAGAAGTTACCTCAATCACCGCAGACGAACGCTATGTTTGGTTCAACTGGTCACAATACGACGGAACATCAACAGGGTTGGGACGTTTAGATTTAGCAACGTTCATTGCGAGCAACACCCCAGCACATGCCTCAGACCTGATGCACACATCAACCGCAAACGTATTAGCGGTAGCAACGTTTAATAACAAGAGATTGTTTTCGGTTTCAGGTGACGGAATCTATGTTGAGGACGCAGCGAACGTTGTCACCTCAGCAGAACTTGTTACAGGAACCTACCGTTGGGGCATCCCTGACCGTAAGTTTGTTGCCAAGTTCGATTTGCGAACCACCCCTCTGTACGGCACTATCACCCCATCGATTTCGTTGGACTCTGGTTCATATGTTTCTATGGCTCCACATAACATGGCTTTGTCCACAGAATCAGTGGCTACTGGTCCACAAGCAAAATTTATTGAAGCCAAATTCAAACTCGATTTCACCAGGCAATCAGGTACCGACGGACCTACTTTGACCCGATGGATGGCTAGGGCGTACGCTTCACCAGCCCGCAGCCAGGTGTTCCGTGTCCCTATCCTCATGCACCACCGTTTAGTGGTCCACGACACCGAATACTATTTTGATGTTGAAACAGAACTGCGGGAATTGAGGGATTTGGTAACGAACCCGCGCGTGATAAACTACCAAGAAAATACTGAGACGTATTCTGTGGTCATGGAAGACTTAGAGTTTCAGGTGCAAGACGGCTACCAGTCTAACTGGGACCTTGAAGGCACCTGTACTGTTACAATGCGTTCAGTACAAGATTAGGAGATAATATGGCATACGCAACGAGAAGGTCTTACGCTGGTGCGGCACCTGCCTGCACGCTGACTAACTCCATTACGTCTGTTGACACTTCTGCGCTTCTCACTGGCGATGTAACCAACTGGACTACGACCTCTGCTGGTCCGTTCTTCATGGTTATCGACCCAGGTCTTTCAACTGAAGAAAAGGTTTTGGTTGGTTCACGTTCAGGTTCTTCGCTGTCATCGCTTACCCGTGGCGTCGATGGGACTACTGCCGCATCACACGCTGCTGGTTCTACTTGCTATCCAGTGTTCACGGCAACTGACGCCGACCAAGCGAACGCTGTAGCCGCTGCTCTCACCACCAAGGGTGACTTGTTGGTCACTACTGGTTCGGCTTTGAATCGTTTGGCTGTTGGCGCAAACGGTACTGTTCTTGCTGCTGATTCAACCGCCACCAATGGTGTTGCCTGGTCTGCGGCTTACGCGACGTTGGCAAGCCCAGCGTTGACTGGCACCCCTACAGCGCCTACTGCTGCGGTGAGTACCGACACAACTCAGGTTGCCACTACTGCCTATGTTATGGCTGCCAAAGAGGATGACCAGTTCGTGCTTTCAATGTCCATTTTCAGTTAGTGATAATCTAGGAGACACATGGCAACTTTCAGCAAAACAATTCTTAGCGGTTCAACCGATGGCAAGGGCATTCTTGTCGCTGCAACATCGTCCCCAGGAACAACTATCCACACTGGTTCAACCACACCTGCAACCCTTCACGAAGTTTGGCTATATGCACAGAACTACGACGCAACCGACCGCAAACTTACTATTCAATGGGGTGGAACAACTGCGGGAACTGATGATATTGAATATACCGTCAAAGCAGAAAACGGTTTGTACCTGATTGTTCCTGGTTTGCTCATTAAGGGTAACGCAACAGCGTTGGTTGTTCGCGCTTGGGCTGCGACTGGTACGGCAATTGTTGTTCACGGGTACGTCAACGTAATTGCGTAAGGGGTACATAGGTGCCTAACTTCAAACGACAGATGGCGGGTGGTACTTCGGTTGCTGCTGGTCCTTTGCGTCCGCATGGCAACCGTGCAAGCACTGCCCAGGCTGTTAGTTATTGGGGTGGTGGTGGCATAACGTACAACGTTGCTACTGGTGGAACAGAAACTCTCTACACCAGCGGTGGTTTGAATTATAAGTCTCACATTTTGACAACTGGAAGTTCAGCATTTACTGTTGTTTCATTGGGTACTGTGCCAACTTTTGACATTCTTGTTGTTGGTGGCGGTGGCGGTGGTGGCGGAACGGCACTTGGTCGTGGCTACGGAGATGGTGGTGGAGGTGCAGGAGGTTTTGCAACCACAACAATGGCTTTACCTACGGGAACATATCAAGCAACTATCGGTGCCGCAGGTTCAGGATATGGTGGCTCTGGTGGCACATCAACCTTTGGTGCATCAACCTCACTTGTTACCGCTAATGGTGGTACTGGTGGTACTGGTTGTGAATTTTGTGCTGGTACTGGTGGCGCAGGTGGTACTGCGTCGGTTGGTGGTTCATTGGGTACATCCAATGTAACAACTACAGGTTTCACTGGTCGCAATGGTAATGGTGGAAACGGTCAAACTGGACCCACAAACACTTATAAAGATGGAACAACTCTTTACTATGCTTCCACCGCAGGAGCGTCTTGGGGTTGTCAAGGAATTTATACTGGTGGTACTGGTGCTTATACTGGCGCTGATGGCAGTTGCAATCAGCCATGTTCAACCGCACCTGCAACCCCCGCTTTAGGTTCGGGGGGTCCAGGTGGAACATCAAACTGTGGTACTGGCATCGCTGGATATGCAGGATATGTAGTTGTTAGATACAGGGTGGCTTGATGTCAAATTTTGCTGTAATAAATAACGGGGTTGTTAGCAATATTGTTGTTGCTGACGCTGAGTGGGCTGATGCTCAAACAGATACGGTGATTGAATACACGGAGGCAAACCCTGCCTATATCGGCGGTGACTATGTTGATGGATTTTTTTATCCACCAAAACCTTTTGCATCGTGGACTCGGAACAACGGTAAATGGGTTGCCCCAGTAAATATGCCAACCAACACAGTTGAAAACCATGCTTATGTTTGGAATGAGTCATTGTTATCTTGGGAGGATATTGAAATCCCTGATGAGTTTATTGACTAATAATGGAAGCAAACACTCCTAAAGAGCGTTTTGCAATTTGCGAAGATTGCAACCATTTGTTTAAGCCAACTTCAACATGCAAAAAGTGTGGCTGTTTTATGAAGGTCAAAGTTAAACTTCGTGGCTCCGAATGTCCAATAGGCTTATGGTCAAAAATACCCGCTGGCTGATATTCATACCCGTAGCACTATTTGCTATCTATGCGAAGCCTGTTAAAGCCGACGTTTTAGGAGACTGGGAATACAGCCAGTCCTGCGCGACATCAGGCTCAGTCGAAGTTGTAGACAACACCATCACCTTGCACGGCCCCGACCAGAACGGATGTTCAGGTGCAGCGCATTGGGTAAAGATTGAAACCACCATCCCTGCTGATGTCAACACGGTGGATTTCTCTTGGGCATATCAAACGAATGATGGTTGGGTGTATGACCCACCACAGTACGGCATCAACGGCGTATACACGCTCATCACTCAGCAGAACAATGCGACTGGAACCAAGTCTGTACCCGTGAACGAGGGTGACATCTTCACGTTCCGTCAATACTCGATAGATACCTGTTGCGCCCCTGGGCATCTGACTATCAGCAACCTGTCGTTGTGGGAGTTCACCGCAACAACAACCACCACCGAAGTGTCCACAACAACCATTCAGGAATCCACAACCACAACGGATGTGTCCACAACAACCGTGGCTGTGACAACAACAGTGGAGTCAACTACTACTTCTTCCGTACCGACCAGCACATCGTTAGCACCAGAGCCGACCATGCCAGAACAGTCAACAACGACAACAACTACGACCACCTCGCTGGTTGTTCCAACCACAACCACCACAGAACCCGTGTCACCACCAGTAGCGCAGCCACCTGTAGTGGTTCAGCCTGAACCCATAGAACTGCCAACCATAGAAGATATGGAACCCATCCCAGTAGTGATAGAACCAGTTGAAGAAGCACTCCCATACGAAACCTCCGACACTTACCCTACTGTTGAGACACCAGATACCCTACCGTTTGTCGGCGTAACCGAACCCGACTTCGTAGACGACCTCCCGACTTTGACCTGCCCGTGGTTGATGAGCCTGCCGTAGACATCATCATCCCAGAAACCCTCCCAGACGCACCAGAAGCCCCTCTAAGCGACGAAGAACTAGAAACCATCCTAGACACCATAGAAACCGTAGAAGCCCTCACAGAAGCCCTAGAAGAACTCACCTCCGAGCAGGCTGAACAACTCATCGAAGCCATCTTGGAAGAAGAACCAACCCAAGAACAAGCCACCGCCATCGCATCCAGCCCAGCCGCCCTAGCCGTACTCACATCCGACCAAGCCACCCAACTCTTTGAAGCATTAGACGTAACCGAATTAGATAACACCCAGTTGGAAGCCCTAGCCGAAGCCGTGTCCGATGCACCAACCGAAGTCAAAGAAGCCTTTGAAGATTCCGTAGACATCTTCTCAGAAGGACTCGGCACCTATGTCCCAGTAGACAGCAAAATCCCTGTATCCGAACGTGTCACCCTCATCGCCATCGCAGCGGGGGCAACCCTCACAGCAGCATCAACTAGAATGAGGCGATAATGAAACGCCTCACAGACCTACTC